ATGATGAGGACGGCAATCCGCAACGCGTTAAAATTGGTTCAGGAACATCATTTGAAAGCGGACAAACCTACAGTCCCAATGTAGACAGTAGTGGACGAGTACAGGAGATTCAAACTGATAGGGGAGGACGAGCCATCGCTGATCCTCAATTGTCACAAAGTGAAGCCATCAACCTTATTGAAGGTCTTGGTCCCACTCCAAGCTGGGATCAACTACAGGGAATGAAAGATCAATTAGTAAACGCTGATATCCTCACCACGGATCAAGATGAACAACGGAACATGTACCAGTATCTCATCAATGAAATGCTGCGATCAGGGCAAAGCGAAAGAGGAGCTCAACTTATAGATGAGGAATGGATTCCTGAAGCATGGAGGCGGACGGGAAGCCAAACGTGGACCGATCCCGCTGATCCTGACTTATGGCGAGACATAAAAGGATTAAATCTTTTTACAGGTTTTGAGAACCCGGGAGTATTTAATCTTAATGAAGTAGAGGGCAGAGGCCTCGCTTCATTTCCACAATTTCAACCAGGATGGGCGCAAGGAGATCCCGATAAAGGTGAAGGACTTGGAATCATGGACTACGGAGCACTGCTGGAAGGAATGTTCACGGGACTTACGCCACTTAAATACGCAAAGATGCTGGGACAAAAGGTTCTAGACAGTGATCTCTATGGGGATGCAGCACAGATGGGTGTCCTAGGACTTGAGACTCCCTTTAAGGCCGTTGACTTTCTGACTGAGCAAATTGACAAGCTCAGTAAAAAATTCACGGGGAAGAAATGACCCAATTCACTCCAAACGACCAATTTCGTCAACTACCGTCGGGCTTGAGTGGTATATTTGGCCTAGGAGGAGGACCAAGAGGTGATTTATGGCCGCCACGACCACGTGTACCGCATATTCAACAACCATTTAATCAAGATCCTTATGGCATCAAGCCAATGGGAGAGCAGATAACAGGATTTGGTGAAACACTTGGAGGATATGGTGAGCAGCTGGGCGGATTTGAATCCACACTGGGTGGATTCGGAGAACAGATGGGAGGATACGGTGAACAACTTGGTGGATTTGAATCGGCATTGGGAGGAATAGGCGAACAGATGGGAGGATTCGGCAACCAATTTAATAAGCTTAACGAGAAACTTTCCTCTATGGAGCAGGGCATCGCCAGCCTAACTGAAAAATTCGGCACGACGCAACAGCAGAACCAGCCGCAGCAGAACTACAATCCTTACGCTTCCCTTTTCGGAGGAGGCATGTTTAGTCCTTTCGGGGGCTTAGGCGGATTGTTTGGGAGATATTGATGAATTTTAATTTCAAGGACAGCATCTGGTTTATAGGAATTATCATTGCCCTGGGGGCGACCTGGGGAATGATGAGCCAGCGCGTCACGGCGCTGGAAAAAGACGTGGGTAATGTGGAAAGCGCGATCATTTTGTTCACTAAAATGGAAACGCGCCTCGCGGTCATTGAGACCGAAGTAAAAAATATCAATAAAAAACTTGATGATTTGAAGAGGTAAAAATGGGTGATTATAAAAACCTGGAGGCACGAATCAAGGTCCATGAAGGATTTAGAAACACTGTATACCTCGATACTCTTTCTAATAAAACGATCGGGTGGGGCCATCTCTGCACTAAAGATGAAATTTGGGAAGAGGGAAAGGAGTATTCCGAAGAGGAACTTCACCGCGTATTCATCACAGATCTTAATCGAGCCATTGACGGGGCAAACAAACTCTGCCACGACATAGAGCTTCCCGAATTAGCCAAGGAAATAATAATTGAGATGGTATTTCAGCTTGGAGCTGGTGGTGTTTCCAAGTTCAAAAAATTTTGGAAATTTTTAAGAGAAGGCAAGTTTTTTGATGCGAGCTGCGAGATGCTCGACTCGAGATGGGCCAAGCAGACACCCAACCGTGCCCATGAGCTGAGTGAATTAATGAAAAGCATCGATGCATAAAATAGTGATACCTTTTATTTTTTTGTGTATCATAATGGTATGTTTTAATCTTTACGGCTGTAGTATGTCAATGAAACCGCATAAGACATCCGTTACATACGGGGTGTCCGATACGGAAAAAGATAATGGAAAAGATTCTGTTAAGGAATCTTTTACAGTGAAGCAGGATTTTTTATGGGAGTAGACAATGAACGGACTTAAGATATCCTTCGCCGTCGTGGCGTTTGTGCTGGTTCAGGGGATTGGCGTCATATGGTACGTCTCGAAATTAGATTCTCGGGTGGACCAGATGTATAAAAGCTTCGAAGAGGAAAATAAAAAAGAAGTCATCGAAAATCAGGTCAAAATGAAAATTGATCTGGAAAATCTCATTGCAGATGTCAAGGAGCTACAAAGAGAAATGAAGCAGATGAATAAAAAAGACAAAGAAATAGTTAAGCAGAATAAATCTATAGAGCGCCAGCATAAAGATCTTTTCGAAATGTTGCAGGGAGGGTCTAATAATATGATTCAGCAAAACCAGACTAAGGGTGGCGCTTACAGCTACGGAGACTAAATGACTGATTGGTTTGATAAGTTGATCATAGCTATAGGAATTACGGCAGTAATAATATTTGTAATGGTGGTGGTGTAATGGCAAATGATAGACTCGATGTATCGGATAGAACAGCGATCAGCATGCCTATGCGCAACCTTTTGGCGATTCTCGCAACGGTCGGAATTGGCGTCTATAGTTATTTTGGTATGCAGGAGCGCATAAATTCTCTGGAAACTCGTGTAACACTGTCCGAGTCAGATCTTACAAAAAACACGGAATTCCGCATAAAATGGCCACGAGGTGAATTAGGGTCCCTCCCTGCCGACGCTCAGCAGGATTTATTATTGGAATTTATGGCCTCCCAGGTCGAGTCCATGCAGTCTGATATGGAGTCAATGATGAGCAATACCGTAAATATAAAGAGGTCTCAGCAGGACATAGAGCGATTGCTCAATGATGTCGAGAAGCTCAAGGACAAACTGAGGGAATCAAATGGAAGTAATTAGTGTAATAGTCATGTTCATATTTGGAAATATGAACGATCAGGAGCATAGAATGACGCAGTATGTTCCAATGGAATCACTGTCCTCATGCATGAAGGAAGTGAGAATACTCAAGAAAAAAGAAACAGATTATACAAAGGACGCATTCTGCGGTCCGGCACTCGTGGAACTGAGTGATGACGGGGAAATCCTGACATTGCATACGGAGATCCCGGAAGGAGCGAAGATGGTCAGAAAAAAAATAAGCAAGGAAGCTTTTGAAAGATGGACGTTGAGATCTAAAGAGAAATGGAATAAGAAATGATTCAATGTCAACAGTTTGGTTTTTAATTGCACTCATATCCGTTGCTGGTTTTCCCGCACTGCAATATAAAGGATATTACGCTTATCACACAAAGGAAGAATGCCTTTCACAAAAAAAGGATCTAGAAAATTTTGTAATAGAACAGGAAATTACCAAAGGACACGACACCATATATGTTGACACATTTTGCCTGGAAATGAAAGCCTTCCCTGATCAATTGGAAGAGTATAAAAAACGGCGGAATATCGACGAAATAGAAAGGTCCAATCATACACCGGCTACCCTACAAACGCTCTGAGAGGCTTTAAAACAAGAAAAATTTTAAGAAATTTCTTTAGACAAAATAATTTCCTTTTCTGGAAACCATAATATATCTATATCTGACCTTTCATAGGTGTTCATAGCATCCACAGGACTTTCTACCAAAGCTTCACCAGCTAAATTAAAACTAGTATTTAATAATACCGGCACACCAGTTTTTTCATAAAACGAATTCAACAAATTATAAAAATGTGGTATATCTAAATTAACTGTTTGCACCCTACAAGAATTATCTACATGAACAACGCCTGGTATATCATTACTCTTCACATTAAAGGACATTGTCATAAATTCAGATTTTTTTAATCCTAATGTATCAAAATAATCACCAAAATATTCTTCTAATATAGAACAAGCAAAAGGCCTATACCATTCTCTATTCTTTATTTTATTTATAATCTCCTTTGCATTTGGTCTTCTAGCGTCAAATAATATTGACCTATTACCTAATGCTCTAGGACCAGCTTCTGCCATTCCATTATAAACTGCAACAACTTTACCTTGTGTTAAATAATCAGCAATATCATCTACACTACAATTGATACCTTTTACTTTAATATTATGTTTTACACCGTTAAAAAAAGTATTTTTTATAGGAGATATATTACAATTTTTTGTTTTATCTCGGTAAACATACATTGCTGAACCTATACTATTGCCTGTATCGTCAGCAATAGGTTCAAAATAAAAATTTACATTTGGCAAGTTTTTAACTAGATAAGAGTTTGTAACAACATTTAAACCATATCCACCACTTATACATACATTTTTTATACCTGTTTCATTAATATATTTTTTAACTAAATCTAATACAACTTCTTGTGTTTGTTTTTGCACTTGATAAGAGTAATCAGCATAAAAAGAATAATCATCTTTTTTTAATTCTCTACTATTATTTAAATTTTTATTTAAGTGTTCTTTTAAGAATATAGGCTTTAAATATCCACCATGAATAAAATAGTTAGATATTGGTATATTATCTACAAACAAACTTTTAAAATTTTTATTTTTACCATAAGAAGATAATCCCATGGTTTTTCCATTTTCTAACGAATCTTCACCAATTAATGATGTGGCTGTTTCATACACTTTAGTAATATTATATGTGCTTTCTGCAACACACTCACAACCTAAAAATTGTTTTTTTATTTTGTTTAGAGTTTTATTATTTTCAACATCATGGTTTTCACCAATATTTTCTACCCAATATGATTTGTAAATAGCTTTAAAATTGTTTGGATAAGATGATACAAAAACGGTTTCACTTTCTCTTAAGCCATCTATTTTTGCACCATTTCTATCTATTACAAATGTTAAACTTTTTTCAAATCCACTATTATAAAAGGCCAAGCTAGCATGAGCTAAGTGATGATTGTTACAAAATCTTAAAATGTCTGAATTGGGATAATATTTTTTTAAATAATTTTCAAAAAAAACATTCCACGGGGCATCCCAGGTAGGAGAACAAATTAAAATAAAATCAACCTCTTCATAATTTTTAATAACATATTCTAAAGCTTTAAATGGACTATTATCCCTTTTAATTCTAGTAAGTCTTTCTTCTTTTTGAAAATACTCAATCTTGCCGTTATTTAAAACAACAACGCTACTATCGTGAAATGGAGACATACTTAAAATTTTCATACTGCTTCAGCGAATGAGAAAGGTTTCTGTTTCTCCATCCAATCAAAAAGCTGATCATAATAAGGTTGAGCCTTTTCTATCTCTTCCACGTGCTTCGAAAACGTACGCGCGTCATACCACCCTTTCATAAATTCAAATACTGTGCGATCCTCTTGATCATAAGGAAAAGGCATTTGAGGACCTATGGCCAAGTGACAGGCAGCAGTGTCCAGGAACCCCTCATTCTTCCAGGAATTTCCCTTGAAGACGTAGAAGGGACATCTGGCTATGCACGCCGCATACATTTCGTGATGCCTGCTTGTAATAAAATATTCAGCGGTTGATAATCGAGAGATGACATCCTCCCACTTATCCGTAAAAATATTCACAGAAGGAATATTTTTTCTTCTCAGATCGTGATCGTGAGAAAAACTTCCGATGACGACGCCGTCACGGGTTAAATGATTAAAAAAAGATTCACCCCATCCTGGATAAAGACCAGTAGGTTTCATATTGTAGGACAAGTCCAGGTGCAGATGAGCGTTGATGTTATGCTTGTTGAGCTCGGACTGTGATTTAATGTCACGCACCGAGACGTAGGATTCTTGAAGAATTTTTTTCAATTCCTTGGAAAGTGTCATCTGCTGCCACACCGTGTTGATTAGAAATATTTTTTTCTTCAGGGAATAAGCCTTGGAAATGAGCTCCAGGTACCATTTGGCCAGAGGCCTGTCGTGATGCATTGTTCCTTCTCCATTAATAACTATTCCCTCAGCGTCTTTAAAATTTTTTTCACTGTACTGGGGAAACTCCCCATTCTTAACTGATTCTAAAATAACATAACCATTCTCTTTTAAATCATTATGAAGATAATCCATTACCGCTCTGCATCCGTCATGGAAATCAGAAGTATCGTTAAAGACCATTATTTTCATTTCTTTTTTTCAACTTTTAAATTTTTAAACAGTCTTTTATCCAACAAAGGACCATAATAATAAACGGTGCTCCATTCATCAAGATAATTTTTACTTTTATATGTTTGAAAATAGAATTTTTTATTTATTGTTTTCTTATTCATCAGCCACTTCCTTTCAAAATTTTATTAACATAGTCATTATCAATAGGTTCAATCTTGTCCTGCATTTCTTCCGAATGGGTTTTTTCTTTTGGCTCATATATAAATTGAGTGGAGCAATATTCACACATCGCTTTATTATCCTTATCAAAGGTGTACCACACAATAGGATGATCATCGGCACAGGAGAACGTTCTTGTATGAATTACTTTAGGTTTCCTTATGCTATAATGTTCTGGATTCCAGGGCATTTTATATCTCCTTAGGTCTCGTGTATTTTGAATTTGAAGAAGGAACATATCCGTTACTTATCTTATCCCGGTACAATGCTCCGATGACCGCGTTCTTGGTTGTTCCAAAGATCTTTGCAATTTGACTGGCGCTATTGCATTTTGATAAATATTTCACATAACTTAATTCTGGATCACTCCATTTTCCTCGCGGTCGTGGTTTAATCATTTTAAAACTCCCTTTCCTTTTCCATATTAGGTATGGAATAAGGTTTAGAGCTCCTGTCTATCGGAGGAATCCACCATACATAAACTTGTTTCTTCTCAATGCGAACTTGTTCATCGCCCCCTTTTCTGGCTTTGATAACTTGTATCATCCGTGTTTTATTAAAATTGTGAAAATTACGGCGACGTAAAAAAGACTCAAGAGCGTTCAGACGAAAATATACTTTATTTTGCTCTTCGTCCAAATAAGCCTTATTAGACATTACTTCCCCTATTTCATCAGCTTCACCTTGTTCTAAAATAAAATCTTCCAAATGGGCTTCAAAACGTCCTGCCTGTGTCATTGAATGATCAACTTTTTCGGGTTGGCATTTTGTCAACAAGTCCTGGACGTGAAGTCGCCATTCATTTTTTCCTTTTGGAACAGGCCATACATTAATCTGCTCTACGCACGCTTCGTGAAACTTTGTTTCGTTAGTTAAGTCTTGTGTAGTAAGGGTAACGCGTTGTCCGTCCACGTTTAAAAAATAAATGGATTCTCCATCACTTTGAATTTTAGTTAAATCGCCGATTTTACTATCTCCTTCTCTTCCAATGCCAAAAGTTCTTGTAGCGCACACATTTTTTACACAATGTTGACACATCGGCTGATCCTTGCATTTATATTGATAGTCCTTCTTTTGATGCTGACTAACTGTTTTATTGACTTGCTGTAATCCCAGAGGATGTTCTATATATTTTTGATTAAAAGACGCGATTTTATCTTCCCATTTATCTGGCCATTTTTTCTTAGCGTAAACAGCGTATTGGTAAAGAACATTGTCCCGTCCTCCTTCTTCAATTCCTTTCTCTACTAAAGTTTCCAGGCACGGAGGGCCATCGGAAAAACCTGATTTTTTTTCTATTTTTTTTATTTTAAAAGATAAAAGATTAGTTTTTGTAATCGATCTTTCATCATACAGAGAAATAAACTGATCCAATGTGGCAGCAGTGCCATCAAGGTTAAAAGCATAGCGATTAGTGCTATTACCATTATGGTAAGGCAAATTAAGAAAATTCCCAGTATCTCCCCTATCAGCCCTAATTTCAATTTGCTTCGGAAAAATTTCACAATTCGCATAACCTAACTCTCCGGCCCATTCCATAAGTTTATCTCTCATAAGAGAAGCTGAAATCCAATCTTTGGTAAATAAAAATAAATGTGCGCCTCCACTTTTAGAACGACACATTACCAAAGGCAATTTTAATTTTTGTATATTTTTAATTATTTCTTTGTGATCAAGAGGATAAGTATCTACATCAATGCAACCCCAACGACACATAGAGGCATCTGTAATAGGAATGATGCCTAGTCCAGGCTCCTCCCCTTCCAGATGTTTTATCCATAGGCTATCGTGCACCATATCCTTTCGAATAAAAGCTTGTCCTCCTAATTTTCCATTGGAATTAGGATCACCACTTTTATATTGGCCATAGGCGCGGTCAAGTCCCTCAAAAATATTCTTAAATTTCTTCCACATCTTTTTTCTCTACTCGGGGACGGCTAAAAAGCCGTCCCCTTTAAAGTTAGAAGCCTACGGCCTCACGGTTATTTGCTCCTCCCTCGATTTCCTCAGGAACTGCTATTTTTTCGCCTTTAGTAACACTATCAGCAAATTCTTTAGCCATATTGAAAAGAGTTCTGTTTTCTAACATTCTTTCTTTTTCAATATTAATCCCGAACCAATCGCCGAAGTCATTACCTTCTTTAATCGTAGTTAAACGATAAAGATGACTGTACATCGGCGGAGTAAATGGACCATTAGAACCTTGAATCTTGATGTTCAACATCATAGAGTTCCACTTTCTACTTTTTTTCAATTGAGTAGATTTAAGTGTAATCAAGGCTGGTTGCCCAATCCCGTTTTTTTCATCTTCAACAACAATGACGAAATGATTACCAGCAGTTTCAACATAATTACCATTTGGCAATCTGTCTTTCTTCTGATCATCACGAGTAGTTTTGCTTAATACGTTACTATTAGCATCATAAACAGCGACCGGAGCTCCAGTGCCCTGTCCCCTGTCTTGCCACTCGGTGTATTGACGTTGATATGCAACAGGAAGAAGAAGGATACCTTTATTGCCATCATAAAGTTTATTATTGACAGTATCCAGGATCATTCCTGCTTTGGCACCTTCCACTGTGTCTAAATCTGGACTCATCTTTTGAAGAATCTTTAGACGTGGAGTTGCCAGGTCTTCTTGTGAAACGCCTTCGAGTCCAGCTTTCGCTACAGACTCAAAATCGTTTGCTCCAATAGTCACTGGAAGAGGAGTTTCCTTCTTCGCAGGAGCTTTGGAGGCTTTTCTTTTTTTGACTACCATATTGCCTCCTTACGGTTTTCGGTTGTCTATTGTCGTATTTTCACTTTTTTGCGTATGAATACGCCAAATTCATCGGGTACACCGTCTCCACCACGGACACGCTCCCCAACGAATGCTTTTAAAGTTTGCGGGTGAATCTTTTGAGAGTGCTCCACGGGCAAACCTTGTCCTTCTAGCTGTCCCTTAAGATCTAAGGCATTATTATTTTCGCCTCGACCAAAAGCAACAGAAACTTCATTTTTAATTATATCATCTAGACCATTTTCTTTCAGCCAATTAAAACAAAAATCTCTATTGGCTGTAGTAATAGTTGCGTGATAACTTTCCGTTACATCGATTTTTTGACCATCTTTTAAACGCAAAGAAGTTAAATTATTTTCCTCCATCACAGCAGGAATTTCTTCATTTTCTAATTTGAATTCCCGTTGAGATAATTCTTTTTTCTTTTGTTCGAGTTCAGCTATCTCACTTCGAACTTCAACAAGTTCAGTGCATTTTTTCCCAAGGGAAGATAAAGCATCATCGCCCACCTGTCCTATATGGTCCACAACTTGTTGTTCCATTTCTTGTATTAAATTTTTAGCCATTCTAAATTTCTCCTTTATTATATAAATCAATTTCTATGGGATAATATGTAGCCTCAATCTTATCCCACTTCAAGCATTTATAGCGTCCTCTATTGAAATCGGATGCAATAGAACACGCAATGCCTATAGCCGCAGGATCTCCAATGAGCAACAAGTAATCATCGTCACAAAAATCTTTAAGTCTTTGCTTCAACTTTCTTACAGTTGGAGCTGAACTTAAAACAACTTGTGAGCCTTCAGGCAGTAATAACTTTAAATCGCCAAATTCTTGGGCGCTTAATATATTTCTACCCTTAACTTCTTGCACCACATATACTTTTCCCATTTCTATTCTTTCTAATAGATTTTTCCTTATTAATCTATTGCAATTCTTTTTGCAATCTTTTATATGGGATAATTAGAAATTAAGGAAGAAACAATGAAATATAAGTTTAAAACGACGCCTTTTAGGCATCAATTGGATATTTTAACTCATTCCTGGAACAAGGAAAACTATGCTGTTTTTGCTGATATGGGAACGGGAAAATCAAAAATTATTATTGATAACATAGCTATTCTTTATGATCGGGGAAAAATAAACGCGGCATTGATTGTAGCTCCTAAAAGTATCATAGGAAACTGGGAAAAAGGAGAGATTCCCGCTCATATGCCTGAACATATTAAATATCATACGGTTTTATGGTCTCCTAATACCACTAAAAAACAGGAAGCATTACTTAAGCCTTTATTTCTCTTAATGGATGAACTTATTATTTTCATAATTAATGTGGAAGCTTTAAGCACTCAGCGGGGAATGGATATTACACAAAGATTTTTACTCAGCCATCAAACTTTTATGGTCATCGATGAATCTACAACCATTAAAAATCCTAAAGCCATTAGAACTAAAAATATTATTAAAATGAAAGACAGGGCGAAATACAGAAGAATTTTAACAGGGATGCCTGTTACAAAAACCCCCTTGGATTTATACTCACAATGTTATTTTTTAGATCCTTACCTATTGGATTTTTCTTCTTATTATGCATTCAAATCTCGATACACTATTTCAAGGAAAGTGCATTTGCCCGGAAGGCATTCTTTTGATCAAGTGTTAAAGTATATTAGATTAGATGAATTAAATAAGACACTAGAGAAATTTTCCACGAGGGTTCTTAAATCCGACTGCCTGGATCTGCCAGAAAAAATTTATTTAAAAAGAAACATTCAGCTTACACCCGAACAGCAAAAAGCTTATTTGGAAATGAAGAAATATGGAATTGCCCTACTAGGAAAAGGACAAACAATGTCCGCGGTAAATGCCCTGGCGCAACTCATACGGCTACATCAGATTACATGCGGTCACGTCAAAACAGATGATCAGCAAATTCGCTCCATTAAAAATAATAGAATTGAGGAGCTCCTTTCCGTCCTGGAAGAAACTAATGATGAAAAGGTAATTATATGGGCCGTTTATCGCTATGACATTCAAGAGATTGAAAGGCAGTTGCGTAAAAAATATGGGGCTGAAAGTGTGGTGACCTTTTATGGCGATACTAAGGCAGAAACACGGCAAGAAATTGTTAATGAGTTTCAAGACAAAGATTCTCCTTTGCGTTTCTTCATCGCTAATCCTCAGACAGGTGGCTATGGATTAACATTGACAGCCAGCCATACCGTTATTTATTATAGCAACAGCTATGACTTGGAGATTAGAATGCAATCCGAGGACCGCGCCCATAGGATCAGCCAAACAGAAAAAGTAACATACATTGATCTGATTGCTGAAAAAACAGTTGATGAAAAAATTGTTAAAAGTTTACGAAATAAAATTAATCTGGCAACAGAAGTACTAGGAGAGGAAATGAAACAATGGCTGGTATAATAGAGAAACCAAATGCTTGGTACAAGAAAGAAAGGAAAGAAGGGGAGCTCACCAAAAGAAAATGCCTTCCGTGCGGGAAGATGTTTGATAGTTGGGGAGTGGGTAATAGAATTTGCAAAGACTGTAAAACAAGTTCCGCCTACAAGGACGCCATTAATACCACTTCGATAAAAATGTGATGCCTAAAAAAACATTAAAAGAAAGAATTCTCAAAAGTTTGCTAGATGTAGGTGAAAAAGCCTTACGTGATCCTCGAACCCATCGAGAGCTCGTGACACGCAAACGTTGGGAGCGTTTAAAATACATTTGGGAAAAAAGATATGAAACTAATTAAAAAATATAAATATAAAAAATTTAACCGTATTGACGGGGAAAAGCGTCTGTATCAAACAGGGAAAATAAAAGTTCCCTCGGTCACTACCATCCTAAAGAAAACTCAACCCGAAGAGAAAACCAAGTCTCTGGAAAAATGGAAACAACGTGTTGGGCAAAAGGAAGCTGAAAAAATAAGGGATGACGCCGGAGCTTTGGGAACGGCTCTGCATAAATGCTTAGAAAAATATATTCTTAATAAAAGAGATTTAAAATATTTTGATGATACTCCCTTAGGGAGGCGTGCACGAAAAATGGCCAATATTATCATCGGCAGAGCTTTTTTTAATCTTGATGAAGTATGGGGATGCGAAGTTCATTTGGCAGGAGAAAATTACGCGGGAACAACAGACGTGGTTGGAATCTTTGACGGCAAACCAGCCATCATTGATTTTAAACAAACCAATAGGCCAAAGCGTGAAGAATGGATTGAGGACTATTATCTTCAATTAACGGCTTACGCCCTGGCGCATAATTATTCTTTTGGAACAAGTGTTAGCCAAGGCTACATTTTAATGTGCAGCCGTGAAGGATATTTTCAGCAATTTCATTTAACACCAGATATGTTTCCTGTGTACTCAGAGAAATGGAAAAAAAGACTCGAGGCTTATTATGCGTGAGTATGTAGTTTATGGACAAAAATATCCTTGGATTCCTGGTGAGCATAGAAGTAATTATGATCCAGATATAGATGCACCAAGTATTTTAGAAGCAGTGAAAATATATAATGAAAAACCTCGAAATGAATATTACGCGTACAGTGCCCGTTGCATTATGTGGAGCGAGTCCTGGCATTTATCCACTGCAGATTTTAAACGTATGAGAACAACTCGTTTCTGGAAAAAGAAAAAAGAAATGGAAGAATTGGAAAAAAATAATCCTCATTTAAAATTCTCTATGTGGAAAGATAAAAACACAATTTTAAATAACTCTGAACCTGTTGAAATTTTAAAAGAACGTTTTTATATTTATTTTTTAATTCGAGAAAATGAAATAGTTTATATTGGACAAACCGATAATTTTGTCACGCGCTTAAAAAATCATCAAAAAAGAATAACCTTTGATCGCTACTCCATTCAACATTGGGAAGGCACTCTAGAAGAAGTTAAACTTATAGAAAGTCAATTAATTTTACACCACAAGCCTTGTGAAAATAAGAATTCAAAATGAGCGAATTTATCTTTGGTCCTCCTGGCACAGGCAAGACAACCACCTTACTGGACATCGTTGATAAGGAAATGGCGGAGGGGACGCACCCGAATGAAATAGGATATTTTTCTTTTACAAAGAGAGCGTCAAAAGAAGCCATCAACCGAGCTGTGAAAAAATTTAACAGGAAGTATAAAGACTTTCCATATTTTAAAACACTGCACGCCTTAGCCCGATTCTGTCTCCACCTGGATCGCACATCCATTCTGCAAGACCACGATTACGCGGAGTTCTCCGATCTCATCGGATGGAAGATTCATAATCCCAACAGGCACGTGGAAGAACTGGGAATCCCGGTCTATGAGGATGTCCATCTTTCGTTGATTGATAAATACCGCATTAAAAAAACTTCTTTATATCAAGAATTCCAGGAATACGGGCATTTAGAGGGCGGATGGAAAAAATTAGACAAGCTTGACCGAGGATATGCATCCTTCAAGAAAGCGCGTCAACTCTTTGATTTCACTGATATGATTTCCACCCTCATTAATGAAGAGGATAAGATTCCAACCTTTAAAGTTTTAATCATCGATGAAGCCCAAGATCTTAGTAAACTGCAATGGGAGCTCGTTGACAAACTCATTGAACGCTCCGAGAAAGTATACATCGCGGGGGATGATGACCAAGCAATTTTTAGATGGGCCGGAGCTGACGTGCAAGAGCTACTGCGAAGAGCCAATGACTCCAGCAACACGAAAAGCGTGCTTCATCAATCCTTCCGCATTCCTTCCAGCATTCATTCCTATGCGACAGCTTTAATTAATAAAAATAAAAATCGGGAACCTAAGGTGTGGAGTCCGCGCCAGGCGAAGGGACGAATCATTTTTCCTAATTATAAAGATCTTTCTTTATTTAGAAAGGGGAACTGGCTGTTGCTCGCATCCACTGGATATCAACTGGATAAACTTTGTTCGGAAATGAAACACCAGGGGATTTATTATAATCGCAAAGGATTTTTTTCCGTCTCCGAGGAATCCATTGAAGCCATGTTCCTATGGAATAGTTTAATGGAAGGCAATTCCATTTCCTTAAGCAATGTTAATTTAATATATAAATATATTAGTTCTAAAGTAGGACTAAAATGGGGCGCCAAGAAAATGGAAGGGGCCATTGAGGAAGATACTTTCACATTTGAAAAATTAAAAGGACAGCACGGATTACTTATTCCGGAAAGAACACCGTGGACCGCGGCCCTGGATCGCATCAATGATCGAGAAAAAAGAACAATTCAATCTTTATTAAAAAATAATGAAGATCTTAAAAAACCACCACGCGTCACCGTTTCTACTATTCACGGAGCAAAAGGTGGCGAAGCTGATAAAGTTATGTTATTAACTGACATCTCAAGAAAGGGATTGGATGCATATTATAAGAATGCAGAAGAGACAAGAAAGGTTTTTTATACGGGAATGACAAGAGCGAAAGAAGAGCTCTATGTAATGGCACCGGAAACTGAAATAGAATTTGGAGAAATACGTTATGAACAGCAAAAGCGCAAAAGACAAACAAATAATGGGAAGTCATTACAAGGATTGCCCCATTCAACCTATTGATTATATTATGGATAATAAGTTAGATTGGTGTGAAGGAAATATTATTAAATACGTTACTCGTCATAATAAAAAGGGAGAAGGTAAAAAAGACATTGAAAAAGTAATTCACTACGCTCAACTTTTACTGGAGAAAAAATATGGAAAACGTTGAATGGCTTCCACCAGAAAGATTACCTGATTTTACTGACGCAAAGGAAATAGCTATTGATTTAGAGACCTATGATCCAGGACTCAAAACTAAAGGCCCTGGCTGGGCTCGTAATGAAGGAAAGGTTGTAGGAGTTGCATTAGCTGTTGACGGATGGAAAGGATATTTTCCTGTAGCTCACGAAGGAGGAGGAAACTTCGATGCAAAATTTTTAAAGCAAAGTCTTAAACCTATGTTATCTTCCAGTGCTGCTAAAATTTTTCACAATGCATCTTATGATGTAGGATGGTTGCGCCGTTGGGGACTGGAAGTTAAAGGACGTATCATTGACACGATGATTGCAGCTCCTCTCATCGATGAAAATCGCACGTCGCAAGGACGGCATTATAGTTTAAATGACTTGTCTAAAGACTATCTAGGAGAAAAGAAATTAGAAAATGAACTATACTTAAAAGGACTGGAACATGGTGTGGACCCAAAAGGTGAGATGCATAAACTGCCAGCAATGATAGTAGGTCCGTACGCGGAAAAAGACGCAGAGTTAACATTGAAATTATGGCAATCCTTCCAAAAAGAAATTGTTAAACAAGAGCTCATTAATGTTTTTGATTTAGAGACAGATCTACTTCCTATCTTAATTGATATGAAATGGAAAGGAGTTAATGTTGATTTAGAATACGCAGAAAAAATTAAAAAAGATTTAGCAAAAAAAGAAAAAAAAATACTTGAACAAATAAAAAAAGAAACAGGAGTAGCAGTAGAAATTTGGGCAGCAGTGAGTGTGGCCAAAGCTTTTGATGCAATGGGATTAAAATATGATCGAACAGAAAAAACAAACCAACCAAGTTTTCATAAACAATTTTTAGTTAATCATCCTCATTCTCTTCCTAAGATGATAGTGGACGCAAGAGAAATTAATAAAGCCAGAACAACTTTTATTGATTCCATTCTGCGCCATCAACATAATGGAAGAATTCACGCTGACATTAATCAATTAAAAACTGAAACAGGGGGAACCGTTTCCGGAAGACTTTCTATGCAACATCCTAATCTCCAACAAATCCCTGCGAGACACGCAGAATTAGGCCCTCTTATTCGAAGTATTTTTATTCCTGATGATGACTGTGAATGGGGTAGTTTCGATTATTCTCAACAAGAACCTCGTATTCTTTTACATTTCGCCGACGGCATTAATCACGGCGAGGGGTTGAAAGGAACAAAAGAATTAGTTGAACTCTATCATTCTGAAGATCCTGACTTTCATCAAGCTGTAGCTGATATGGCGGGCATTGATCGTAAGACCGCAAAAACAATTAATCTCGGATTATCCTATGGAATGGGAAAAGCTAAATTAGGAAACGAGCTAGGATTGAATAAAGGAGATACCGATGATTTATTTAGAAGATATCATAGTCACGTTCCTTTCTTAAAAAAATTAACAGAAGAAGCGATGCACTGGGCGAATAGCAGTGGTTATTTACGCACACTGGAAGGAAGACGATGTCGTTTTGAATTATGGCAACCAGCCACTTTTGAACTGCAAAAACCGTTGCCTTATAAAGAAGCGCACCAGGAATATGTTTTAAATCAACGTAAAGGATTAAAACGAGCATTTACTTACAAGGCTTTAAATAGATTAATACAAGGAAGCGCGGCGGACCAAACCAAAAAAGCAATGATAGCACTAGGAAAAATAGGAATCACCCCTCAAATTCAAGTGCATGATGAATTAAATATGTCCGTTCCTCTGGAAAATAAGGAAAAATTTATTTCTACAGTGAAAAACTTAATGGAAACGTGTGTGGAACTCAGAGTTCCTTCCAAAGTTGAACCTAAAACAGGAGAATCGTGGGGTCATCTAACGAAAATTATGCCTACGCCGCAGGACTCATAGACGGAGAGGGATATGTGGCAGTTGTCACTCGCTCTGATAGGCGTGCAGGAACACCTGTCATTACCGTAGAAATGAGCTCCTATGAGGTTATTCATCGGCTAAGAGACATCTTTACCCTAGGAACCATTCATCGATGTAAGAAGCGAGAAAAACACCATAAACAAACGTGGAAATGGCAAGTAAAATATCGCCAGGCCCACAGCGTAGGACGAAAGATCTTTCCGTACTTGATTGAAAAAAAAGATAAAATGTATTGTATTATTCAATATTATCCAGAAAACGCTTGATTTTATCCCCAAAATATCCTAAATAATCCCATAAATATAGAAATGAGAGGAACTTATGACTGATATAAGTAAATATAAATCAGTTGCCGTGAGCATTAAAACTCATCAGCAACTAAAAAAACTAGGCGGTTCTGACTTTAGATCGGTTTCTAAAGTTATAGAATGGCTAGCAAATGAAGAAGAAAAACGTAGAAAGAAGAGAAGAAAATGAAAAAAGAAACTGCATATGGCACCGTAAACAGAACGTGGGAAGTGTCCAGGGAGGCTGATAAAATTAAAGAAGCCTTGGAAACCCTAGTGGCTGCAGCTCACGGCAAAGATGCAAAAAACATTACTGAGGCTACAAAACTCGTTGAAAAGACATTAATAACAAACAACGGAATATCCGATATAATGATCGCGGCATCAGATTGGAGGAATCGTGAACGATTATAAAAATTTATTTGTTTATGGAACTCTGAAAAGGGGCGGTAAACTTCACGATTTTTACCTTAAAAATCAAACATTTATGGGTACTTTCTATACGGAACCTAATTATGTTATGGTGGATCTTGGAGCGTTTCCCATTGTATTTCCTGTTAAAAAAGGAACGGGGCAAAAAATAGAAGGGGAGATCTATGAAGTGGATGGCCTTCATTTCAGCACGGTTCAAACAATGGAAGAAGGCGCTGGGTATGATACGACACAAGATATTTTTTTATCTAAAGGTGGCGCCATCCATCGCATAGCTTCAATTTTTGCCTATCCCCCTAAATATTTTAAAGGGAAAATAGAATCGAAAAAAGGAGTAGTAAGCTGGGGCAACTAGGATTTCTTGTAATTTAATGAGATATCCCCTATAGTACGGCACGATATTAATTAAGGAGGTCTGAAATGGCTGACGTTAATAAAATCGTGTCGCACGTCCTGGATGTTCCAGGTAAAGATGAAGTTCTCGTAAATTATACGGACGGGACTGTTATTAGATTTTCACTGTTAGAATGGAGAACAATTATAAGTAAAGGCAAGGAAGCCTATACATTTATTTGTGCGAGCGAAGACTATAAAAATTTAATCGATCATTAAGCGCCGCAGGAATCGCATTCTTCTTCCGTCAAGACGGTGTCTTTGTCTTCCAATTTTATTTCTTTTCCGCTACTCAATCCTGGAGGCAACGGGTTAGCCATTGTCACGTTGATTTGATTATCCTCATTCCACTCAGCTTTTCCCCACCCATTTCCTTTGGATCTCAGATCCTCTAGATCTTGGGTTCTTTCGGGAGGAGAGGGAGGTTGAAACGAAGTGTTGACTGATTCACTGATACTTCCATTTTCCGCTTCGGGAGAAAACAATGCCAATTTATATTTTTCTTCTAAAATCCTGACTTTCTCTGCCAGGTACGCTGTTGCTTCCAGCGCCTTCTTATAATCTTCACGTGAAACACAGTCACCGGTCCCACCGCAATTGCATTGCTTTTCCATTCTTTTTCTCCTTATTTATGATTTGGGGTGAGAACTAATTTAAACACATCGTCAGCATTAATCAAGAAATCTTTTTTTAATTATTTTCTTGACACATTTCTAAAATTTTCCGATTCACTATCCAGGGCTTGGGAATGACAACGCCTCGTCCTCCGTTCTGGTCACTTTCATCCCAGCAGGCAATCAACGTCAGCTTCTCTTCACTCTCTTCCACAATCCATCCAACACTTTCCACGCTCACCAGTGTTTTATCTTTTATTTCTTGCAGCGACAGCCATCCTGTTTCAATGTCCGTGGCGTCCAGCCACGTGATCTTAACCAGGGGGAAGTTCATTTTATAATTCCAATGTTAAAATTAACAGCGACGGATATTCTTCTTTTCTTGCTTTTATTCAACGCCACTCGGTGCGGAAGCCAGGAGGGAAATAATAATAAATCATGATCCTGTGGAACGCGCTCAATGTTCTGGGCGTTAATGTAATTAGGCTCTCCTATCAATGGATGATATTGAATGGCCCCTGGACGCGGATCGCAAAAAACAAGAGGTCCCTGGTCCACTCCGTGCGTCTCAACGTAATAGACCGCGGAAAGAATGCAGTTCCCATGCACGTGCGTGTTATTCGATCCTCCCGGCGGATTCACATTGGCCCACGCACCGCCTTCCGAAAAAAATTTTCTATCCTTAAGCTGCCATCCCATCGCCTTTGCAAAAATAGGGGCGTACTCCTCAGCAATTGTTTTAGTTAAATTTCCCAGAGGTCCCGTATGAGTCGTTTGAGAATGCCAGCCGCCCATATTGGACCTGACAATACCAGGATCTTTTTTAATCCATTTTTCTATTTCTTGTAAAACTGATTTCCGCAGCTGTGGGTGCTTATCCTTGAGATTGAATTGCATCGCCAAGGTGGCGAACATCATTTGACCAACGACAGTGGGTTCTTGGCTACTCATCAGACTTGCCTGTGGGAATTGCATGTACGTTAAAGGACATTGATCGCCTCTCCCCTGGTCCTCGAAACGGCATCACCGAATGCCCCAGCCACGCGGGAAAGACATACATATGCCCTCGCTCGGGCATCTTGTTGTTTGTCATGCCGAAACGCAATGTCATTGCATCGTACTCCCGGTTATTGTGAAAGGTGAGCCAGCCGTCAGGCTCTGAATCCTTGTTAATCTGTTCAGGAACTTTAATGTAAATAATGCCTGACAAGGTTCCGCTGTGGGTATGAACAGGGTTGTAGTCCCCCGCATACTGGGAGACGACCCAGGATTTTTGAAACGTCAGATCAAAATCCTTCCACATCTTAATTCCCCGTCCATCCAGAATCGTGCTCGCCTTCACGTACCCTTCGCACGCGGCAATAATTCCCGTGTCGATGAACATTTTCATAAATCCCTTGCGCGGAACGGCAATCTGTTCGCCTTCATAAATTTTTCCCGCCAACTGGTCGGCGTGGTCTTCTTTTTTTTCACGTAGAATCTCATTCGTCTCCAGTTCCAGCTTGACTACCACGTCTTCCGGCAGCTCCACCTTGCAAATGGGAATGGGAAACAAATATTCCATTTTCGCTTGTACGTTAATCATATCAATGGTGTCCTCCAATGTTTTTCAGTTTTTTCATTCACGCGTATCCAGGCCGGCATGATGTGAGCCCCGAAGGAGATGGGAAAATCCCCGTGCTCATTGGCGTATCTCTTCAGGCCCAGGCGAACACCTTGAATATATAAGTCATCACCGGCGATGACGCCCGTGTCCTTCAACTTCGGCATCCAGGCGCTCAGGTCCTGATACACATTTTCTTCATCGTGAGATCCGTCCAGGAAGACGAAATCCAGGGACTTGTCCTTGTAGCTCTTGGCCGCCTTCACGCTCGCCATTCTGACGGGAGTGATGATGTGCCTGACGGGCTTGATGTTCCTCGTGAACTGCCCGAATAGATCCTTCATCTTTAAATTTTTCATCTGCCAGCGGGAGCCTTCAGCGAAGTGCTTGTCCACGTCCTCATCGCTCAGGTGATGCTCCCAGGACCCCTTCCAGGTGTCCACGCAGTCGAATCTTATTTTCTTTCCCGAGTTATGAATGTTCGTCGCCATGTACGCCGCGCTCCGTCCTTTCCAGCTTCCTACTTCCACGAAGTGTGATCCGTCTCCAAACCATGACAGAGCCATATCATAAATATCGTGATAGTTAAACCATCCTTGAATGGTGAAGTAAAAATGATCTATTTTTTCTTGACTGTCCAAGGCACACCTTTCTCTTCCATTTCCTTTATTCCTCCCTCTAAGTCATCATTTTTCCGCAGCATTGCTATCGTCTTGATTTGCTCCTGGAAGTTTCCCGTGAACTTCGATGCGCCTTCGTGGCGCATGTTGGCGGTGCACAAGACCCAGATCTCGCGGCCCGCGGCGATGACGCGTTCGCAAAAGGCGAAATCCTCCCCGAGGCGATGATTAGACTTCAAGGTCATCACGTCAAAGAATCCGTACATGTTTTTCGTGTCCTTCACGTCCCTGTAGGGCTTGACCCGGCAGGGATAAGGCGCTCCAATCAATCGTTTAAAGACCTCCCTCTTAATCAGCATCATTCCCGTCGGCGCCCTTCTCACCCGGAGAAGGCCCTTTTCATCAGGCTGAATGGTGCTCTTTCCGTTGTCCTGGTTCTCAAACACCACGTTGTACGTCAATCCCGCCATTGAATAATCCGCCTCGGGATCATTGGTGACGCGAAACTCCTGCCACGCCCAGTCCATTCGCTTGTTCGGATAGGGCGCGACAGCCACATCCTTGTCCGCCTCCAGCAGCTTTTCCAGAGTCTCCACTCCAAAGGCAACGTCAGCGTCGACGAAGAGTAAATGAGAGTAATGATCGTTGTCATTGAGGAATTCCGCCACGCACCTGTTTCGCGCTTCGGTGATGATGGCGTTCTGGCCCAGCCAGTATTGGCGGAGAGGAATATATTTTTCTGCAGCCCACGACTGTACGTTAATCATGGACTGCATAAAATCCACTGTGACAAGGTTTCCAAAGCAAGGAGTCGTTATGAATAAGGATTGAGTTTCAGCCTTGGAGGAAAATAAGTCAGGCTTCTTCTTCAATTGGTTCAATCCTTTTGTCGACATCAACCCTCCTGTATTTCTTTTTATTCTTCACCACCCGGGGTTTATACCTGGGCGTGAACAAATCCCTCGCCACGGGATTAGGCTTTCTTTTTATCCTATTTTTTTGTAATTTCCCACCGATATTTTGGTTCCTTGACATTTTCCTGCTTCTCCCTGTTAGGCCTCGTCCGCCAGCCCTTGAGATGATCCCCGAATCCCCTGGTAGCCCCTATCATGCGCCACCCGGTGGCGCGAATGGATCCTCCGGACTCCTTCCGGAAGGTGTAGGTTATCATCCGCTTTCCCCCCATCTGCTGCCAGATCCTCCAGCAGCGACCGTACAGGAAGCTGCACGCGTTCTTGGGAGCTCCGGGACTCGCGCAAAGCCTCGTAATTTCGGCCGTCAGGCCGTTATCCAGCTTCCTCGCCACGGGTCTCCCGACGATGCCGACAGCCACAAGCTTCAAGTCACTGAGACAGCCGACCGCGAACCGCGCGCCTTGGACTTTTTTATTGTGCCGATGATGCTGTTCCACAAACTCATTGGCAGCCCTGATAGTTATTGGTATGATATCTAATGTCAAATATTTCTCTATATAGTTATGTCAGATATATTTTATAAAATATTTTTTAATATTTGAAAATATCATTCAACTCATTCAACACCACTAAATAATATATATTTTCTGTCATTTATACCAACAAATGAACTGTTGAATGAATATTATTCTCATTCAACATATTCAACAACACATTTCACTTTTCATTGAAATACTGCAATAAAAATATAAAATTGCCTACACATAACTATATAGGAGATTTTTTTGAAGACATTACCCCAAGAACTGTATAATGCATTATCACTGAAATACGAGGCAGCAATTAGTGACGCAAAAGCCCGAATTAGAATTTATTTTGAACATCCTGTAGGAATTGGGGAACACCCTCAACACCTGGAAGAGATTGATAAATTACTGGATCTTATCTGCCAGGCTGAAGATAAAAAATCAGCTTTAGAAAGGCATTTTGAGCAACACCAAAAAATTGGTATCTAAAGTTATTATGAAGAATTGGAAAGAAAATAAAAATCAGTGAAATCAAATAGAATTCCGTGCGGTAACGACATATTAAATCCAGAATGGCCGGAAGCTATGTGGGATGTTGGAACACTGTTTCTTTATGATAATGAAATTATAAATTTTTTTGATGTAATACAAAAAAAATATGAGTGTTCATTGCCCATTGAATCCGTATTTGGTTGCTATAATGTTATGTGGAGTGGAGGAAGAAATGCCGGCAGTGCAGGCTCTCCTTGGAATCATATTGGTTGGACACCGGAAATCTTACTTAAGGCACATAATGAGAGAGAAATAGGCACTACTTTTACTTTTTCCAATTCTTTACTGAAAGAAAAAAATCTTACAGACCCTAGTTCCAATTACCTATTAAATTTATTAGCAAAACAAAACTATAAAAAAAATGCTGTCACTGTTACTTGTGATGTTTTGTCGGATTACATACGAAAAAAATATCCTGATTTAAAACAAAAAGCATCCATCGTTAAATCTTCAATTGAAATGCCTAAAAAAAGAACTTTTGAATATTATGACAATCTGTTTGAAAAATATGATCTGGTCTACCTTCATCCTGATGATAATTTCAATCTTAAATTATTGAAAAAAATAGCTGAATCTGGAAAAGTTGACCGGTACATACTTCTTATAAATGAAAACTGCGCGAGAAACTGCACCATACGCAACAACCACTATGATGAAATTTCAAGAGTATTTGTTGATGGCTGGCATGGAATGTTTAATTTTACCAATGTGGATCAAATTCACGATCCCTCTCATCCCAACAGCATATGTGAAAAACACACAAAACCAAAAATGAAATCATGTACTCTTTCTAAGGCTGAATTTAAAGAAATTTATGATCTTGGGTTTAGAAGTTTTAAATTACAAGGAAGGGGGGATGGATGGGGCACAATGTTAAATAATTTTTCTCTGTGGGTGGTTGAACAAGATTGTATGGCTGAAAGAATCTCTCAATTTCCACATTAATGTTGGTATCTAAAGTTATTACGTATCCGGAACTTTATGATGTTTCACTTATCATAGATCTTAAGGGTATTGAATGGTTTGATATGGTGAGGTGTTTAATATCCAACGAAGGAGCTATTATTAAAACTCCTCTTGCTGAATCTGTCAGGAAGCTGAGTAAGGATATTAGTTTAAATGGATTAAAGCATCCTGTTTTAATTTATGCCAATAAAGTTATTTATGGAATGCAACGCTGTGTAATCGCCAAATATTTAGACTATGATTATATTTCCTGTTATTATTGTGATACTATGGAACAACTAGAAAAAATTCATCAAGAACAAATCAATGCCTAAGTATAAAAAGACTGAGAAGCTCACGCCAATGCAACTGCGCTATTCACATAACCTGGTGTTTGGAGAGGGTAAAGTTACTGGAGCAGAAGCAGCCCGCCAGGCAGGATATTCAGAGAAAATAGCACGGCAAGTTTCCTATCAACTTCAGAATCCTATTATGTATCCGAAGGTAGTGTCTTACATCAAGGAGCTCAGGGAAGAGCAACAAAAGAAAAATGAAACTAATTTGTCAGTGCATATGCGTGACCTAAAGGAATTAAGGGAAGGGGCCAAAGACAGTGGTCATTGGTCTGCAGCTGTTAATGCTGAAAAAATTCGAGGTCAAGCTGCAGGACTGCATGAAAAAGTTTCAACGGTATTGCACGGAACGATTGATAGTATGAGTAGGAAGGAAGTGGAGGCGCGACTTAAAGAAATAGTTGATTTTCACGCCCCTCTTATAGATCACATCACTGTTGATGATGTTAAGTCAAAAAAACCACTTAAGAAGTAATTTTTTTTATAAATTCTGCTAATTTTCCCATTAACCAGTACATCATTTTTTTTCTCCTTTCTCAAAAAGATTGTTTCCGTATGCTATTGCAACCCATAGAATAACACACAATACTAATAAAATTAATCCTAGTAAAATATTTGTAATCATTTCTACCCCCTAAAATATTCTTCCTGCAGTAAGGAAATAATTTCTTTTAATTTGTCCACGTAAAATGGATCTACTGCATAAGGCCTTAAACTTTCAGCCAGTTTATCATAATCCACTTCCCTTGTAACCATTACTTCTTTGATTCTTTGATCCCTAAATTCTTGAAAACTTGTTCCTTGGTTTAAAAGTTGTATGTAATCCGTGACGGATTCACATTTTCTTCCATATCTTTTAAGTAAGACACTGGAGTTTAATGATTTAATGTGAGGCTCTGTATTATCTGTTTCAATGATGCCATAAAAATTATGGGCTTCTTTGGCGAAACGGCTTTTACCCCAATCTGATTCCAGAATAGCCTGTGCTACGCTTATGAGCACAGGCACTCTGTGATGCGGAGGAAGTGCTTGATTAACAGTAATAGTGCATTCTGTAATTCCTCTTACAAATAGTTCTTGTTTGTTATCGGTGTAATTAAAATCGAAACCACTTAAGAACGTATTACATAACGCTAGTAATGTTGCACAAATTTCCTTCACCATTGAAGTCTAGTCCTTTTTGATTCTAGTGTCCAGATCTCGCATATCAATCTCGACCTTGACTATTCTTCCTGTTTCGTCCTTGTGTCCCCACGCTTGATATAAGCCGTCCCCATATCCACTAGAAATATGAACTGCTAATCCTTGCGATTTAGAACGTGGAAAATTGCTCGAACTAACTCCTTTCAAAGTTTTTTGACAAACATCATTATAGCTGAAGCTCGTAGCCTTTGACTTGGCGTCAAAGTCTTCTCCATTATGCCAATGTTCGTCAATTCGACAAGGATCAGTTATCATCAACTGACCGCTATCCACTGCGACAAATCCTAGATTAATTTTTTCCATTATATACCTCTCTTATCTTTGTATCTTTGTCGGATTGATTTCTGACAAGGAATGCACCCAGAAAAATATGTTCCATTCTTTCTTTGATAGAACATACGATTAGGTTTAAGTTTTCTGCACACATAGCAGGTCTTGCTTTTTTCAGTCTTACGCAAAGGGCCAGATCTTGTAGTAATCGCACTTACGCTTGGAACATCCGGAAATACAATATTTCTTCTGGATGATAATCTTTTATAAAATCCAATCATAAGATCTTTGCGATTAGTCATCTTGTAAGTAGTAGGCCCCATCCTGAATGTTACACGCCTTTTGGTATTTACATCATCACTTGCGTTAGAAATAAATTGTAACAATCGATTCAACCAGAAGCTTTTATTCTTGTCCCTAAAAACGCGTGGAATAAAAGTCTCTTTGGTTGAATGAGGGCGCGTATGATTAGTTATATGCACCGCATATTCAATGGGTTGAATTATATCAACTCCAAATCCATCTTTGCATTTTACGTGTTCAGTTTTCATCTTATTCTCCTTTCTCCATTTTTTCTATTGCATCTAAAATGTTTTGAAATTCCTCTTCTGGTGGAATTGCATCTGACCAATTAACCCTTGTGTTTATTTCCAGCATTTCTTTTACTTTTATTAATATTTTATCTGGTGTCATTTTTCCTCCTCAATAATTTGTGTTGGGTTATCTTTATAATAGGCTTGTTCGCAGTCATCACAGCAATAACCATCATATTCAATACCTGATCCATCAGGATCAAGCCCTGAAACTGGATATCGATTAACAAAACGACCAGAACCAAATGAAGTATCATTACGGCAATGAACGCATTGATTACCTAAATCTATTTGTTTGTTCATTTTTCCTCCTTATTAAAGTCCGTTAATGATTTAGGGGCGTTTTTATAAACGTCCCGAATGATTTTATACAACTCCGAACTGTCTTTAAAACTATCTTGAATATAAGATAATTGTTCGTCACTTAAAAAACCATCAGCTCCCGGTTGTAGATCTTCATATTCTTCATACTTCTCATTATAATTTTCAATGTAGCCATATGAATTGTGGTCATACTTTAAAATTTTTTCCACTAGCTCTGAATATAATTTCTTATAGTTAAGAGCTCCTTCTTGAATTACACTTTTTTTGAAAGTGGCAGTATCCAACAATTCATTTTCAAAATGAATGTTCACCACTTTAAGTGGATCCTTTGTTGGAACAGGTGGAAACTCAACTACAACTTTTATCTTTTTTGTGTTATCCTTGTTAGGAATGTACCACGTCCAGATGTTGTTGATGCAACCTGCGTCATATTTATCAAAATTAATTTTTACCATAATTTCTCTCTTTCTAATTATCCCAACTATTTATAAGAATATGGGTTAAATGTCAAAAGAATCTTTATTCTGGAAATCCTTGAAAAATGGCATAAATGAGGCTTTCTGGACAAGAATTGAGAATAAAGTTGGGGGTGGAATTCCTGACGTTTTTGGGTGCTATAAGGGAGCATCAATTTGGATAGAATTAAAGCAAACGAAATATTACAAAGTGTTACTTTCGCCTTTACAGGTTGCGTGGCATTACAGGTATGCTGAATCTGGCGGAATATCTTATATTTTCGTTAAAAAACAATCCGAGAGCCTCTTTAAGAGGTCTCTCTATCTATATGGAGGGAAAGACTCCCTTATAATAGCGAAAAAAGGTTTAAAGCACCTTCCCTTAAAACAATTCGATTATCCTTATGATTGGAACGCGATCCGCGATTCCCTGTTCTAAAATTACTGAACTCACTCCCGAAATTACTGAACTCACTCCCCCGAATTACTGAATCGCACTCCCCCTCATTATATTAGAGGCATCTCCAGCTTTACTTCCAGCAGCTCAAGCTGCAGCATGCTTCACTTCACCAGGGCCCGGAGATGGAAATTACTGAACTAGGCGCAGGATGTCGTAGGTTACTGAGTCGCGGGCCACTGTATGTAGTACTCAGTCTTCAGGAACAGCTTGAGTCACGCAGCTCAAGCTGGGCTGCAGGTTACATGACGGCGTCCAGGTGCTGCGTCGGAATTACTGAACTAACTCCCCCCGTTTCTGGGGTTTTCGGGGCGGGGCTAATGGTTTTCACTTTTATTAATACATGCCTTCCAGGGAAGCATGCCGCTGCATCTCAGGAAGTTCTTGCATATGGGAAAAAATGGGAGTATACAGGTACCTGGACTGCATCGTAATTCTAGATGATTTAACGTATCTGTCCAAGGACTGCAGCGGGAAGCATCTAGCGCCGAAAGGCTGGAGCTCTGCTCCCGCACTGTCCGGAAAAGAAAGGAGAATATGTCACATTTTTACGGCATGATTTCCAGGAGCGCCAGGAAGACGACGCCAACGGCGCGAGCTCACGCGAGCTCAGGACTGGAAACGATTTCAGCGTCCTGGCAGGGCGCGGTCCAGGTTATCCTGAACCACAACGCGGAAACGGGAAAAGACTGGTACCGCGTGGACCTGATCCCGTGGCACGGGACCGGCGTTTATAAGACTATAGCAACGGGCACAATAGACGGCTCGTAATCAATGGCTAAATTACTGAACACACTCGGCCCCAATTCAGGGGCCGAGTTTCTTTGGAGGAGTATTGATGTTATTTTATTTAATGAGCTGGGCAGCCCGGGCCCTGGAGAAGCTGCGGAAATTACTGAACTAACTCCAGCCCGAATTACTGAGATGACTCCACGCCGAATTACTGAATCGTATTCATACTATTCCCGTGCTGCAGCTACAAGCTGCAGCGTCTTCAGGCACGGGGAGGCAGCTGGAAATTTTTTTGGCTGGTTTTCTGGTAAAAATCAAAGTTAAAAAATAGCAGGATATAAGGGGATAATATCCCATATTATCCCATAAATAACTGTTGCGATGTGCATAAAAATAGTCATAATAAAATAATGATTAAAAATATCAGAGAAAAACTTGAAAAAATGATAGGGCAAAATTTCATTTGTTTTGTTGCTAATTCTTGGATAGTAATTTTTAGCGAGATGTTTAATTCATTGATGTCAGATGTAGATAGTTTCTTATCTGTTAGATGGTGTAAGGAATTTAGAAAACCATACTGTGAATTAAATAAGGTACTAGAAAAACTTTAATATTTTTTATTGTTGCTATTTAACATTGTGAATTAAGATTACTATTTTTTCAAGGCTCTATCTTTATTTTAGAAAGTTAGAAAGTAGAGGTAATGATGCCCAATGAAAATACTACACAAGCACAAATAAGTACAACAGATGATGAAAGCACTTTGTATACTTGTGATTGCTGTTCTAATGATGGTTTTACTTTGTCTCGAATGTCAGACAATCATACTTTTGAAGATTTTTCTGGTATGAATGTTTGTTCACATTGTAGAGAAAATGAATTTAGGTATTCAGATCGTACAGATAGTTATATTCATAATGATGATTGGTGTTCCGATGATCACGAAAACTTTGAAGAAAACTTTGATGATGATAGACCACCAGAAAGCGAATATATTAATTCGTATATGTCTGGTAGTTTTCGGAATACTAGACCATTATTTAAACCTTATGAAAAATTTGATGGCAACCTTTTAATTCTAGGAATAGAAAATGAGGTACAAGTTAGAGGATCAAGTCGTTTAGGTCGTGATGATTTAGCGTATAACATTACGCAACACGATTTAAAAGATTTTGCAATTTGTAAGGAAGATAGTTCAATTGGCTATGGTTTTGAAATTGTTTCAAAACCTGCGACATTTGAATATCATAAAACAGCGTGGGATATATTTTTTCAAAACTCGGCTAGGTATTTGCGTAGCTATAGAGATACGACAACAGGTTTACATATACATATAAATCGAAGTTTTTTATCTCGTATGGCTGTTGGTAAAATTTTAGAGTTCATTAACAGCGATGTTAATAAAAGTTTTATCAATGCTGTATCTGGGAGAGAGCAAACCCATTATTGTATGAGAAATAATTCTTTAAAGATTAAGAATGAAAAAACATACAGAGATAGGGGAGCATTTCACATATATTGTGATGGAACGCCTACACACGAATTCAGGTGTTTTTCTGGTAATGTCAAAAAAGAAAGTTTTTTTAAAACTGTAGAATTTGTCGTTGCTATTTGTCATTATGTAAAAAATGAATGTCCTAACATTAACATTAATTATACGGATTTTGTTTCTTATGTAAGATCAAGTCATTTTAATTATCCTTACTTGTTTAATTGGCTGATGAAAAAAGGCTATTTGAATTCAAGGAATTTAGGAAGATTAAAAGAAAAAACAAAGTTCTATAATAAAAAGAAAGTGAGATAATTATGTGTTTAATTGTAGTAGGAAACAAAGATAAGGTTTCCAAACAAAAAACAATACTAGAAAATGCATTAAGAATAAACAGCAATGGCTTTGGTTTAATGTATTTTAAGAACGATGATGTTTTATCTAAAAAAACTTTATCAAAAAACTTTGTTGATGTAGAAAACTTAATCAAATCAGTTGTTGAAGATTGTTCTGATAAGTTAGCATTGCATTTTAGATTTGCAACACAGGGCATAGTTGATAAAATCAACACACACCCTATTACTGTTTTAAATAAAAACAGCGATGGCAGATCAGTTAAGTTAATGCACAATAGTCCTATGTTACCAACAGCGTTAATTGATAAGGATAGATCAGACACTCACCAATTTGTTAAATATTATTTGCGACCAGTTTTAAAATCTAACCCAGATTTATTATATAATCAAAAATGGTTAGAACAATTAAACGCTGATTGCGATAGTGCAAGAATGGTTTTTGCAGATGGTAAAACTAATAGTTTTATTTATGTAAATAAAAAACTTTGGGAAAAAAAGGATAAGATTTGGTATTCCAATGACAATTGTTTTTCTTCTAGTTCTTGGATGAGTAATATTTCTTCTGGTTTTGGTCAATCTTCTAACTATTATAATAATAGTTGGGATTATGCCGATCAAGAAAATATAGATTATTTAAAATCAGATGATGCAAAACAAATAACTAATGGCAATCAACAAAAACTTTTTGATGATCCAGAAAATGATCCGATGGATTTTTTAGATATGCCTTTAGATGATGACTTGTTACAGCAAATGGATGAAAATCAAATTGCTGATTATGTAAAGAATAATAACGATGAGGTTATTAATTATTTACAACAATTAAAAACAGACTTTTTTTATAATGGATAACCAATAGCCATTGGTTTGATAGAGCCTTGAATAAATAGTAATCTTAAAGTTAACGAGCATTAACAATAAAAGAAAGTGAGAAAGTTATGTTGAATAAATTTCAAGATCAAGATTTATTTTCTAGTGTAGAAAAACTAGAAAACTTAAAAGAGGATATAGATATAATTATATCTTCAATTAAGAATATGCATCCATCATTGTTTAATAGTCCTCGTGTTGCTAAATACAACACACCAGATGGCAGATATGATCCAACACCAATTATAAATGATGATGACAACACTATTGATGGAATGGATGGAGAAGAATGAAAATATATATGCACCCTATTTTATTTAAATCTAAATTACTTATGTACTTATATATTTGGTACATAGTTTTAATTAAAATAAAACTTAAATATTATTTATTTAATAAATAATAAATCAATGGCAAGTTAAACTCTTTGATCCTGCAATTAAAATTGCAGGATCAATAATTACTGAATGATATTCAGACTTTAGGTACTTACGATTAATTGACAATCTACTATTACTGAAATTTTTACCCCATCCCCCTAAATATAAGGAAGGATTCCTTGTATTCTGGTTTCGTGCTATGATTGATATAAACATAGAATATGGTAAAACATTCAATATGCAATTTAATCCGGAGAAACTGGAGCATTTATCCGATACGGATCTTAAAATTATCCTTAAAAAGCTTGAATTAGAGTATCAACAAAAGACTCAAACTGATTTTTTATTATTTGTAAAATCCGTATGGACGGATTTTATTCAGGGAAAGCACCACGTTAAGTACGCCGAGAAGCTTGAAAAAGTTGCCAATGGTACCTTAAAGCGCCTCATTGTGAATATGCCCCCCAGGCATACCAAGTCAGAGTTTGCGTCCTATCTCTTTCCTGCCTGGTTCATAGGAAAAAATCCTAAAGCCAAGCTGATGCAGACCACGCATAACGCGGAGCTCGCTTTTCGTTTCGGTCGTAAGATGAAAAATTTAATTGATTCCCCTGAATACAGGAAAAATTTTCCTGACGTGAAACTGGCTTTTGATTCAAAGGCCGCGGGCCGTTGGGAGACCAACCAGGGCGGCGAGTATTTCGCAGCTGGGGTGGGAGGAGCCATCACGGGACGTGGTGCGGATCTCCTGATCATTGATGATCCCCACTCGGAGCAGGACGCGCTCTCCGAGTCCGCTTTGGACAACGCGTATGAATGGTACACCTCGGGACCGAGGCAGAGGCTTCAGCCCGGAGGATCCATCGTCATCGTGATGACCAGGTGGTCGACCAAGGATTTGACGGAGCGTCTGCTCCGCAACCAGTCAGAGCCGATGGCGGACCAGTGGGATCTCATCGAGTTTCCAGCCATCCTGCCGAGCGGGAAGCCGCTGTGGCCGGGGTACTGGGAGAAACAGGTGCTGATGCAGACCAAGGCGTCATTGTCCGAGGCCAAGTGGCAGTCGCAGTACCAGCAGAATCCAACATCCGAGGAGGGAGCCCTCATCAAGCGCGAATGGTGGCAGCGATGGGAGAAGGAGGACATTCCCGATCTCATTCACATCATCCAGAGCTATGACACAGCTTACAGCAAGAAGGAGTCCGCGGACTACAGCGCGATTACCACTT